ATAAACACCATCATATAGTATTGTCGTTTTTGCAGTTTCATTGCTCAATTTTATATCATCTTTATAAACATATACATTATTTAACTCCCCAGTTAAGTTGCTTACAGGCACAAGGAATTTAACATTGTTACCATATATACAATTATTAGAGCAATTTCCTACTAAAATTATGTCGCTAGCAAAGCACAGATTGTTATTAAAGCACTGGTCTGAATTATCATTCCCGTCTACGTCAGACAAAGCATGATAGAAGCGAGAACCAGACTCTATTAACATATTTTTAAAATCAAATCGAGCTTGATTAAAATTATTATCTGATAAGTAAGTTATTCTACCCTTTGTGGTCTTGCCATCATCTAAAGTTTCTTTAGTAACGTCGTACTGGACACTCCAAAATATGGAGGTTGGGTCATCACTTATTATAGAAACTGTGGATAGTAACGAACTAGGTGTAATAGCAATAGCTGCTATCTTATACACTTTGGAGGGGTGTATATCGCTTCCGAAAGTAACATACTTCCCCTCCGCATTAAGTGTTTTTGATTGATAGATAGTTTGAAAATCCGTAATTAAGTAAACAGCCCCTACAACAAGAGATTCGTTTTCGATTTTGTTCTCCAATTCATCATAGGTTACACTAATAGCCTTACCCTTAATAGCCTCTACAGCATCTGCAGATGCAGCGCCAATATTCTTACGAATCCAGGCTTGCTCTGTTGAGGTAAAACCACTTAGATAATCCTTCTTGCTAAGGTAATTCTTTAAATCCTTAAAGAGAACGTGTCTATAATCGGGTTCTATCATTTATTTAAGTAATAATTTTGAATTAACTCTGGATTACTGGTTGCACTTCCAATTTCGATGAAAGTTATCATATCTAATATATAATCATAATCAAATGATTTTCCAACAAATAATGATTGTACCAATTTGTTGTACTCCTCTATTATTTTTCTCTTTAATGGTTGCATCCGCAGGGTTTTGAATTAAATGGTTTAGTATTTGTAGCGTCGCAAAGATTGTAGCAAGCTAGCTGTTCTAATACCAACTCAGCCTCGGTGTATTCGTTCTCTTCCAAGTAGAAATTAATAACTGTAATAGTCATTAATAGGAAGTCGCGATTAAATCTTATTGTGCTATCAACCTTTAAGCAGCGTCCAGCCGAATTGAGAATATTACGAGCAAGATTCATGTAACAGTGTTTTAGTCTATCAATACTAAATACCTTGTAACTTGCTATCGAAATTGTGGTATATTCAGGATTAACATTAATTACTTCCTGGATTTCAACTGGTGATAGTGTGTTGTTTCTATAGATATAGCACTGATAACCATCTGTAACATAAATTCCATTTCTGTAATAGGAGAGGTCTAAATCCTTAACTTTATATAACCACTCTACTGTTGGTAGTACCACATGGTCAACAGAATAGAAACCGTCCTCCGCAAGAGGGAATCTTACGGAGTCGGCTTCATGGTCATGTTGTGTATATGTAGTTAACTGTGTGGTTACTTCCTGACTGGTTATTCTGTTTAAGGCATCTATTGTACAAGTCTCTGAGAACTTAAATCTAGTGTAACTAGGAAGTAGGTCTTCAACCTCTTCATTAATGTACTCAGTCTCTCTTGTATAGTCTATAATAGCAATACTGCCATGATAGTCCGGAGTAATTTCTATAGCTAATTCCATATTAGTGTAATTGTTTTACTGTGTCGTTATAAGGGTTACCATCATGCAACTGGTCAATTTCAACTTTAGTTCTAAGAGCATCATTACGTGCCTCGGCTTCCTTATAGTCTCTATCGGTTTTAGCCTTATACATGTTAACTTGAGTATCAGATTCAACCTTCTGTCTTTCAATTTGTAATTTTTCGGCATTAAGTTGCTGTACCTGCTGTTGAGCCTTCTGAAGTTCTTGTTGAGCCTGTTGAAGTTGCTGTGTAAGCTGTTGTACTTGCTGTTGCAGCTGACCAATTTGGTCATTCTCTTTCTTCTGCTTCTTAATAGCTTCTTTTGCTGCAAACTTAGCTTCCGATAGACTTTTACAAGTCATAATATCAAATAGAGTATCCAATTGAATACCGCCAGCCTTAACAAGTTCTGGAACTAAAGCTTTTATTTGTTCTAGGTCTTTAACTATGTCAGAATTAGCAAGAACATGAATGTCCCAGTCTGAAGTTGTGAAATACTCTGGAAGTGCGGTGAAAATCTTTTGTAGTTTATCACCAAGTACAATTGTTCCAGTTAAACCATTCTTAAATACAATCTTAGCAAGATTTAAAGAATCGGTAAGCATTTCTTCTGTAAGTACGTCCATATGTGCGTACCACTGTTTGGAAATTGTAAAGGAGTTAGATTGACCAATCTTTACATTAGTAACAGCATCATGTGCTTGAATACCATTAAGTCTTTCTCTGAATACACCAGTAATAGAAGATACTGTTTGTTCGACGGCATCAATAGCTGTTTGAATTGCTTGGATTGCTTGAACCTTTACAGTATCATCGTAACCATTAAAGATAGTATTTAGAGTAGCTTGACCTGTAGCCAATCTTCCATCCTGGGCTGTGTCTAGTAAGGCAACACCCTGTTTCTTGTAAGCTAACCAAGACTTTAATCGTTCCGGCCAGTTAACTCCTAAGTTTGTAGGAATTAAAGATTCATCAATCCAGTCACCGGTAGTTCCGCTATTAGCAATTAAGTTATCTCGATAGAAGATTAATAAATCGTATCTATCTTGCTGATTAGCACAAGCGAGAACTAATGAGAATGGTTCGTCATTTCTATTATCAAAATAAACACCATTAACAGTTAATCCACAGTAAGATGGATTGTCTACACTACGAACTACATCTTCTTTCTTACCACGAAGAATGTAAATGTCCTGACCAATGCGAACTGTTTGATACAGTTGCATTACAAAGTTCTTGTCAGTTTCAATCCATTCTACTTCGTAAACTGGAATTTGTTCATAGTTAGGATTGTATCCTTTGTTTTTTTGTCTTGGTTTACCTGGCTCTACTACAGCTTCATGGTCTCCAACAATTCCAAGGGAACCGCAAGGATGCGAAGTGTGCATCAGACGAATATATTTAGCTGAATAGTCTAAAGCTTCTTTCCACTGGTCTTTTAGATTCTGAACGTCTTCTTTTGACATTTCTCTTCCGTACTTGTTCAAAATTTGAGACTTAGTCATCCATTTACGAACAACTACGCGGTATGAGTCCTTCACATAAGGCGAATTAGGATTCTTATCGATAAAAGTATTTAGCGGGTCTAACACATCAATTGATACATTATTACCTTCGGCAGTCGGAACGGCCTGATAAAAAGTGTATCCTGTGACTAATAAGTCTTTAAGTAGAGTCCAAAGTTTTGTTTTGAAATCGGTCTTACGATTCTGCATAATATATTGCAGAACGTTCTGAGCAGCAATTTCATACTGAGAAATAAAGTTATTATTCAAATCTTCAATGAGAGTGTCTAACTGTGACTGGATAAATGGGTCAACTAGTTTTCCGCTGTCTCCAGTTTCCATAAAGTCAAGCAACTTATTTTTTAAATTCTTCTGAAGTTGCTTATGCACTTCTCTTGAGATATATAACTCCTTCTCACGAGTCATAGCACTAATAGTGCGTGTATCTTTACATGAAATCTTTGGTAGGATTGGAGTACCGAGATACTCACCAATCAAAGCATCAACATGTTTACGTATTAGCGGTGTGAATTCAACTGAAGTAGGATTTCCAATTCCGAAGTTCTCTTCTAGGTACCTGAATTGTTCCGCATCACGTTTGCAGTTGTAGTAGTTGTATGCTTTTTGTAATTCATCTTTATCGTAAACCAGCTCTGCAATAGCTATATCAGTTTTTTGAATAAGCTCGTTATCGGTTTTACTTTTTTCCATATTTATGTGATTAAGTAGGGATTTCAGTTCCCTCAAAGTAACTTCTTGGATACGTTAGCGATAAAGTAAAGTATCTATGAGAACCTAAATTAGATTCTTGTAAACTTCTACGTAAATATTTAAGAAACGTATCTCCCTCTGCTTCAATCGCGACTACAAAAGGTTTTTCGTCATTTCCTAGAGGAATCCCAACTTCCCAACCAATCGTAGGAAGCGGCTTTATGCGTAACTCCCTTTTGTAGTCACAACCATACAACTCACAAATAAATTGTCTGGTCTTTTTGTCTATTATTTCTACTGTAAGCATAAGTTATTCCATTCCCCAAGCTCTTGGGTCACTAGACCTAGGTCCTCGCTCCCCAAATTCTGAATTTACTTGTACATTTTGTGTAGTGTCTGGAATTACACCCCAACGCTTGTACCCACGTTCATCAATATAGTAACCTACTTTATTAGTAACCACTTCTTCTTTTACTACCTTAACAGGAGTAATGTTTCCTAATTCTTCGTCTGCTAATTCGGTCATACCCATAGCAGCCACAATATCGAAGTGAGTCTTGTTTTCATCTGTGTATCTCATTAGTTCATCCAGCATTTCCTCAAACCATATAGTGTGACCACTATCATTGATGTAGTCTCTAATCAGGTCGGTTTGGTGGTCAATAATGGCAGGCGTAGCTGGCGTACCAACTGTTCGCTTACCAATCTTATTAATGTCTGGATAAGAAGCTTTTGGACGAGCCATAAAGTATTTGTAATAACCTTTTTCTTTCGCCCAAGTAAGCATAGATACACGAGTTGCTTCTATATTGATAATAGCCTTATAGTAAGTGGCTAGGCACATAGCAATTTTGTATGCTTCTCGGATATCATCTGGTCTGTCCTTGTAGTAGGCAACATACTGTGGTTCCTGCAAGCCAAAGGCTCTTTTCTTAATACATATACAGAACTTAGAAGGATTATCTGTATTTACAGAAGTATCGGCTTGACCTATATCAATAGAGTCAATTCCGGCTACGTATAGATTATTCATTTCGGAGTAATCTGTTCCATCCTCTCGGTGTTCTGCTTTATATAAGTCAGACCAAACCGGATGTTCTAATATATGTACCTTACCAGCAACGATATGTTTCCAAAGGTAACCACTTATGTTCTCTTTCGTATGAGCACTTCCTTTATAAGTGTAGGAAATAATTCCATCATCTACGCGAGGTGCTTGTTTATGTAATCTAATGGATGCAAGTTGGTCTGCAATGATTGATTTATTAAACTTGTTATCACCTTCCAGAGAGAAGGCTTCTTCAGCGGTAAAACAATACTCAGCTGAATATACTACAAGTTCTTTAGGGTCTTCAGCCTTAAGGTTTCTTTTCTCTTCATAGAAAGCCTTTGCTTTCTCTGGGTCAGTCCAACCTCTATGGTCAGTATAACCACGATATTTTAAAACCTTAAAACAAGGCATGAAGTAAGCAGTCATCACCTGCGAACCATCAGGGGTAAATCTATGGCGGTAAGGAAGAATACCATAAATGTGAGGTTTATAGTACATCTTTCTTAGTCCCTCAAGTGCAGGACCAGCATCACCGCCTGTTCCTCCAAGGATTCTGATTCCCCATTGGTGTCCTGGAGTTCCAACAAGAGCGTCGGCCTGAGTAAAGGCTTTAGTCAAGTCTGGCCAGGAACCAGCCTCTTCGTATAGAAGAAGGTCAGTACGGTCACCTCTAATCTTAGAAGGTTTATCAGCAATAATTCCTTGGATTTGAGACATCCATCCAGTCTCAACTTTCTGACCATTGATAATCTTATATGTAGAAGCTTTCTTTAAATCAGCCTTATCAATTACTTGACGCAACTTAAAGAAACCTCCATCGGTGTAGTCATTAATAAATGACATAGCTTTCCACATCTTATCAAGGGTTTTGTTGAGGTAATCACTGAGGTTGGCAACTACAAGATTGATAGTATTTCTACGACAGTTATAGTTATTAACTGCAATAGCAGAGTCAATCTCTGAGTAACCAACTTCACGAGATTTCATAAGGCAAGCATTCATACGCAGCTTCTTACAGAGTTCAACGTAATGAAACCATTCATACTGCCCTACATAGAAATTTGGGAAAATGTAAGTACGACCTTCACCAGCAGTCTCTGCTGAATCCAGGTCCATAAGTTGATAGTAGTTCAAGAAAAAGTAATTATCGCCAGTAATTGTATAACCATTTACGGTCATACCATTCTTGCAGCGTTCATATTCCCTATTCCAAAAGTCTGCATAGGCTTTTGTGTTTCTATGATAAGCACAGTAATGATGTGTGCGTAGGAATGTCTCTCTTGCCTCGGTAAACCAACTAGGGTCAAAATCTAAACCTTGTTCTTTGTTTATTGGTCTATATCCAGTAAGTTCATAAGAGTAATCGGCATCGAAAAACATTGGAGTTTCTTCTTTAGTGAAATCCCAGCCACCATTATGTTGCTGACGAACTTCCTCTTTAATATCCTCCATCGCTTGCTTTTCTTCCTCAATCTCCTTGAGTTTTACTTCAGCAACAATCTGTTGAATTTCATCTGGAAGTTCAACAATTGGAGTTTTTCTAGGACGCCCTCTCTTTCTTTTCTCAACTACTGGTGCTTCCACTGCCTTTGTCATACTCATTAATAGTTAGGAGTGAAACCATCTTCATAGCCGCCTCGTAGTTGTGAGGTTTCTGCAATTTCTTTCTTAACCATAGATTCAAGTGTATTTAATTCATCTTGAACCTTAGACAGTGAAGAAATCTCGGCCATAATGTCTTTGACCTTAAAAATCGGCTTACCCGTAAGTGGATCTCGTTCTTCTGGGTCGATGTTGTGGAAATAATCCATGAATTTATCTACGGTCTCTTGTGCAGCACGTAACAGTCTTATAGAACGAGTTGATTCCTGAATGGCTTTAAATTTACGGCAGGCAGCCCGGAACTCAGGATTGTTAAACTCAGATTCTGTCATGTGTGCATCTTTAAGAGCCATTTCATGGCGCTCTTGTGCATCAAAGTCTGCGTATGGACTTTGCCAATCAAGAGCAAGGTATATGTAAGTGAACTCTCTAAAAGCTCTAAGTTTTAGTTTGCCGTGTTTGTCTTCATCACAAATATTTCGTGCATCTTCCATTAACGCACCGAACTCACTAACCAGCAAAATCTCTGGTGTGTTGAGTTCCACAGACCCATCAACATTATTATATTGAAATATTTTGACCATATTCTATTATTTTATAAAGTGGTGTCTTGTAATCAGTTTTGCTCCTTGCTTTCCGGCCAACGCTTCAGCATCCTGTATTCCAACAGCTTTGGAATAATTAGCTGAGTTTTGATTAGCGGACAAAGTAAAGGTATCACCAGCTCGTCTATTGTTAAGAGAACCTTGAGCACCTTGTGCTTGTACGCCATTAGCAGTAATAGCAGCAATCTGACCAACACCTTGACCTATACGTTTTGCGAAGGTAGAGTAATCTGTACCCTGCGGTACATATGCTCCAAGTCCAACTAGGCCGAGAGCAGAAGAAAGAGCCATAGCGCCTAGGCCACTACTGGGATCATACTGTCTGGCAATAGCAGCTGCTCTACTACGAATGTTTTGTGATTTCACAAGTTCGTCTCGAACACCGCGCTCT